ACCAAAACTTCTATTTTGATCTAATGCTGTTACAACATTATTTTCTTCTGTTGCACTAAAACTGTTATTAAACACAGGAATGATTCGTTTAATTCTACTACCGTCTTTAATGTTTTTACTTAATGCTATTGCACCAAAATTATCAGGGCGTTTTCCAGTATAAATTAAATTGTTATCAGTAATACCACGACCATCACCATATACATTTAATACACTTGCCCAAGTTGTTGTTGCTGCTGATGTAAATGGATCAGCAACAAATTCAATTAATGCACCTGTCTTAATAAATTTTGTATCTGTTTCACTTGTTAAGCCAAGTTCTTGAACAATATCACTAAGTGTAAAATAGCCTGTACATGTTTTGCTTGTACTTGTTGCACGTTTCCATAATAATGCTTGATTCGGATCAATTGGTGATTCTCCATCACTTAGATAATCATATGTAATCCACCTATCTGCATAATTTTCATAATAAAAATTAGTTACACCTTGTGTACTAATTTCACTACTAATATATTGTTGTAAAATTTCTTGGTTACTTAACGTAGTTGGTAGGGGGATTGTTTTTCTGCTAAATGAATTACGTTTATATAATACACCATCATCACCAAACAGTTTTAAATCTGAGTGTTGTCCTGTTGGATCTGATATGTTAAAGAATCTACTATGTCCACTAAATGTCCGGTTTACGCTTCGTATTTTTAAAGCGTTAGTGTTTTTAATTAATGGGTATACACTATAGTCCTGTGATGTTACCATTCTATCTTGGCTGTGATATTTGACAGGTGCATTGTTACGAATGTCATCCATTGTTTCTGCTGATTGGGCATTAGTAACATTTTCTTTTAAACTACATGTAATGGATAATGTATATTGTAAATTATCACGACCAATATAAGCAACATCCATAACAAGGTTTTGCATTTCTTCTGTTTGAACTGTATCTGATGCTCCTGAATTAGATCTGTACCAAATTCTTAAGGTACCAACTGGAGCATCTGAATAAACACCATCACCAAATTTAATAGTTACAGTACCACTTTCTCTGTTTATAACTTCATAATTTTGTCTGTTGTTGTTTTTAATACTTTCATTCATTGTGGTGTAACTGTTAACATTTGTTACTTCATTCCACAATGATACTACTAATCCGTTTTCATCAATTGTTTGAATCCAAACATCACTGTTATCAATATTTTCAGTATCAATATCAATTGTTCTGTTTATTAATCTATCATCAATATAAAAATCATCATACGCCAATGTTCCTTGTTTAAACATTAAAAAGAAACCATTGTTTACACTTGCATTGCCTAATCCATCATTTCTGTAAACCAACGTAAAGTTTCTAGTTGGGTTTGGATATGATTCTACAATTTTATTGTCAGTAGATATGGTTGGTGACACAATTTCAAGAGGAACAGATGAGTTATTAATTTTTCGTTCATATGAGTATATAATGTTTTGTTGTGTAACATTGTTAAAATTATAAATGTCTGTTGGAACAGTATCAATCGTTCCAGTTTTAACTGGTGTTCCAAATTGGTTACCGGCACTTAATGCACTATTCAAAATATAAAGAAACTTTTCCAAATCTGCATTTGCAGTTGCACCCCAACTTACTGTGGTGTTTGCTAAGTTTGTTTCTGAACTGTCATAAATTGTTTGGTTTGTACGTACACTATCTATTTTCAATAATCCACTTGCACTAATACTTCGTCTTGGCTCATATCCTAAAAATCTTGATAAACGTAATATACTTGATTCTTTTGTTGCAGTATCTATAAAGTTTTCTCTTGCACTTAAATCCACTCTGAATGCCATAGCGTGGCCCATAAATGCAACAAGGTCCATAAGGGTAATAAATTCTGAACTTACAACATAATCGTTGAATTGATCTGGGTACTTTTTTTGCAAATAAGAAACCATTGCGGTACGCAATGAATCAAAATCATAACTTTTTAGGTCAACATTTGCGAAGTTTGTATATTTGCGTACATACGTTTCGGCGGCAAATAAGTTGTCCTGTCTAATTTTTTGTGGCATTCTTTAATCCAATCATGTATATGAGCTAGTATCAAATGTCAAAATAAGTGTATCTTCTGCTTCTGCAGGTACATAAAAAACTGTTAGATATACTGTTATTGTGTTTTGATTCATTTGAGTGTCAATAAATTTTAATGTTAATCGAGGATCACCATCTATAATTGATGTTATGTTCTCTCTTAAAAAATCCGCAGTATTTTGAGTCATTGGTTGAAATTGGCTTGCTATTGCATCATTACCATATTCTGGCATCATCAATCGCTCACCTTTATACGTATATAAAGTGTTCATCAAGTCTTGTTTTGCTAACTCAAAATTGAGTAGAGTTCTCCCACCAGTATCGCGACCTACACTACTATATCCTTTTATGGTTGCTCTAGCCAAATCAAACTCCTCTGCTCTAACTATTTATTAGAAGAGTTAAACGTACATTTTATTTTATTTTAATGCCTTTTTTTGTTGACTTATCTGTAGAAGAGCGTATAATAGTGGTATAGTGCAAAAGGGCCGATCAAGGCTATATGATTAACTTTCATACAGAGGAAATGCTATGAAAAACATAATAATTGCATTACTAGCAAGCGGGTTGCTTGTAGGTTGCGGGATGACAGAGATCACCCCTGGAGTATATAATCAGCCGTTGGACACCCCCTCCTGGGTAGATGAACCACCAGCGGAAGAAGACGGAATAAGGTATTTTGTCGGTGCAAGTGCTCAGTTTACAAGTGAAGGGCAAGCACGTCAACATGCTCGTGTTAATGCTTATCAGCAGTTAAGTGAATTTGTTGGGTTTAAACTTGACAGTAAATTTACTGAACTTACTGGTGAACAGACAGGTTTCGGTACTCAGTTTGGTGCTGGGAAATACCTGCAAAAGAAAGTTATGGTAACTAAGGTTGCCGTTGGTAAGAGTTTTATTAAAGAGTACTACATGAACAGGCTTCTTGTAAATGAACGCCCAATATTTGTTGGATACGTTCTTATCGGAGTCAGCCGTGCTGATATCGCCCTAGCGATTGATAAATCCGGAATACTGAAGCCCAATCCTGAAAAACTCGAATCATTACTTAACGATGCGAAAAATTCTTAAGCCGATAATTGGTTGCATTTGTTTAGTTAGTTTGGCGGCATGTGGCAGTTTATCCCCAAAGCCGCCAAGTTGGACAAACGAAATGTTTTCACAAGATGGTAGTTTTTTATATTTCACCGGCATGAGCGACAAGCATACAAGTGAAGTTGAAAGTGTCAATCTTGCAGTTAGTTTTGCTGAACAAGGATTTGCTAGATTTTGTGGTGTAGACCTTGATAGTTTTGTTGAGCATCAAGGCAGTTCAGAAGCCGCATTGGGTGTTAATATGGATACTAGCACAACATCATCAAATATAACCCTCAAATCACAAGCAAGGATTAAACAAAGTGTTGTTGCTAAACGCTTTACTAAGGAGATAGGTAACTTCTTTAAAACTTGGATTGTGTTAGCCATTCCAGCAAGCCAGTATAATGAATGTCAGGCTTATAAAGAGAAATTGGCTAAAGATAACTCTTTAGAAAAAAAGAACTCTATTCTACTAAGCGAAAACACTGAGCTGAGTCATGATAATGATAGACTTTTAAATTATCAAGATCTCCAGCTCAGGGTTGGACAACTTGAAGCACAAAATAATGATTTAAGAGAAGAAGTTAGAATTGCACAACGTGAAAGTTTTGTTGATAAAAATAAGGCCCAAGATTTGGAAAAACAACTTCTTGGGATTAAAATTCATTATAACAAAATGGTCAATGAGCATTCAGTCTTGGCTAAACGTGCAAATGATTTGGATCTTGCTTTATTAAAGAATAATATTGATTTGAAGTTTGAATCAAAAGAAGGTGCCAAATGTACTAGCAAATTAAGAGAAGTTAAAGTGCATTTGGAAAATATACATGAAAGTATGACGTTCTGTCAAAAAATGAAGTCAAAATTAGCAAGCCTTAGTAACTAAAAGTTCCTGCCTCAGTAGATACAATTACGTTTGCTACTTCTTTTGCCTTTTTAAAATAATCAATCAATTCCCGCTGTTTTGCTTCCGACATTCCTGGTATAAATTTACCTGTTAGTCTATAATATATTTTTTCTGCTTGTTTTCTTTGATCATTTGTACTAGATGTTCCGAACGTACTTTGGAAGTTATTTGGATATCTATTTAGGAGATAGTTAATGCCTAGGGATCTAGAAGTTGCTCGCTCTTTAAAAGTACTATACTCAGCACTATAAAACAAGAGTGCATCACGTATTCTATCTTGTCTTGATCCAATTCCGCCTGTTGCATTTGCTATAACTTGGGTAAGTGTTTTTAAACCCTCGGTTTTTTGCCCTAATAAATCTACAACATCATATGATCCATACAATGTTGTTAGTTTATCAAGTCTTGGCATTTTAATATAAAGGTGAACCATAGTATCAAATTGATAGCCTGTCATCTCTACTGTTCCGCCTAAAACTGCTTTAACTCGTTTTTCAATGTAATTAATATATTCATCAAAATATGTCCAACTTTCGCTTTCTAAAAGTCCTTTGGGTGTATTAAGGCCATTTTCTAATTCATATCCTATAACCCATTTTCCATTTATATATGTGTCTATAGGATAATAATTTAATAGTGCATGTATAAAACTTTTTCCTTTATCACTAATGTGCAAGCCAGAAAGTTTCGTTGCGGTGTTAGTAACGCCGGTTGGTGTTTTAATTATTACATTGTCTGTGTTTACAATTTGTGGTAAGTCAGCCATTATGTATATCCATCCAATACCATTGCGTCTTCACCCAAATCAACATGGCCTTTCCATGGTTCTTTTTCAGGTAATCGCTTAACAAACGCACTACCTTGATCTCCAGGCAAGTTTGTTGGTTCGAGTGGTTCAATTTTTCCGCCAGGTGGTGCCGCTGGCATTAAGTCAACTTTTGCTCCTGCTAGAACAATATTTGCAGGGCATTGTAATTCTATTGTTTTGGATCCACTAGCAATTTTCATTGATGTATTTGCTAAAAGCATAACATCTTTTTGTTTAGTTTCTATTTGAATATTTCCAGTTGTAGATACTACATTACAATCTTGGTTACTGTTAATGTTTATTTCTTTTTGTGCAAAAAAGTTAATGTTGTTCTCAGCAGTAAAACTGATATCTTTTGCACTATAAACATCAATAGTCCCATCACCATGCATATTGAGCCAACTGTTACCATTTTTTGTAATGAAGTATATAAAACCGTCTCCAGCATCATTAATTAAAATTTGAGACCCATTACTTGTACGTAATCTTATTAATGGTTGATCTGCATCGTCATCCATTACAAATTGATGTTGCCCAGGTGTTAATATACCAAAACATTTGCTTGTTAAATCTCGTCTAGCACTACTAGAACTATGACCACGTATATGATCTTTATCTAATCCTTGTGCTTTTAAAGCCATTGTCAATGGATGTTCTACACGCTCAGCACCGGTACTTTCTCCTTCTACACCTGGAGGTACTTCACCAGGCATAACAATTCCACGTTCTGCACCGACAACATTTCCGTCTGAACTTCCTCCACCTCCACCACTGCCAATACCCTGTGCAGCCGACAACGCCGCTGTTTCCGCCGCGCCTGGCCCGCTTTGCCCGCCTGTTTTCTTTTTACTGCTTGCTAAACCTGGTAATGTATGATTTTGGTAATCTGGTAAACAATTAGCAAAGTAATATCCTTTTTCAAAATCGTTTTCAGCAAAAAATACAAGAACTTTATTGTTTATTTTTACTTGTGGAAACCACATT